GATCAGCACGGTAAAAGAGTTCAGTCTTTGACTAACACAGAATATAATGACCATAAGTTGAAACATGGTCACAGTTATGACTATAGTGATTTTAAATCACACAAAGTGTTTCAGAAGTCTGCTCATCCTATTCATAAGATGATTAATAAACTGAAGGCGATACACAAGAATAATAAAAATGTTGAGATTGTAACTGCAAGATCAGATATGGATGACAAGCATGGTTTTATGAAAACACTAAAGCATCACGGTATTGATCCTCACCACATTCACGTTCGTCGTGCTGGTAATGTTGGTGCACCTTCTCCAGCAGAAGCAAAACATAAAGTCATTGGTGATTTAGTTAAGAAGCATGGTTATAAGAAAGTTCATTTGTATGATGATTCTCATGCCAATCTGAAACACTTCAAAAAACTAAAAGATGATCATCCTGATGTTGAGTTTCATGCACACCATGTTAGTCATGATCCAGAAACAGGACATGTGAAAGTAACTACAACAAAAGCATAAGAATGAAAAAGTTTAAAGAGTATATAAATGAAGCCGAAGAGGAGCACACATCCGAATGGATGTCAAGTTCTGACTTAGGTAAACATATACCAAAAACAGCACATAAGCAAATTCATAAAAGCAAAGAACATGGAATATTAATGAACCATGATCTTGCACATGGTGGTTCTGGACACTTGCGATATAGAGTTAAAACTAAATCGTATGATGGTTTTAAAGTAAAGAAAGTTCAAGTTGCATCAAGTAAAAAAGATAAAGATGGATTTACGCATCATGCCACATTTGGTTTAGCAGCAAAAAGTGCATATCCACATGATCATATGAAAACTCATCCAGAAAGAAAAGTACGTCAAGTGTTCTAAAGATCCTATTTACTTTGCGGAAAAATATATTCAAATCGTCAACGTTGACGAAGGTTTGATGCCGTTTAGAATGTGGGATTTTCAACGTGATATGATTCGTACATATCATGAGAATCGTTTCTCTATTACCAAGTGTCCTCGTCAGGTTGGTAAAACTACTACTACGGTTGCATATCTACTCTGGCTTTCTATCTTTCAAGATACACAAAATATTGCTGTTCTTGCCAACAAAGGACAATTAGCTAGAGATATTCTTTCAAAATATCAACTAGCATACGAAAACTTACCTATGTGGTTACAGCAAGGTGTCATCACATGGAATAAAGGTTCTGTTGAACTTGAAAATGGATCAAAAGTTATTGCTGCTGCTACTTCATCATCAGCAGTTCGTGGTGGATCTTTCAATGTAGTATTCTTAGATGAATTCGCATTCGTTCCTTCAAATATAGCACACGAATTCTTCAATTCAGTCTATCCTGTTATCTCGTCTGGTAAATCTACAAAGATCATTATTGTATCTACTCCGAATGGTATGAACTTGTTCTACAAGTTATGGATGGATGCAAAGGACAAAAAGAACAACTATAAAACATTTGAGATTCATTGGTCACAAGTTCCAGGTAGAGATGAAGCATGGCGTGAAGAAACTATTCGTAACACTTCTGAACGTCAGTTCCAACAAGAATTTGAAACTGAATTCTTAGGTTCAACAAACACACTTATTTCTGGTTCAAAACTACAACAACTTGTTTATATTGAGCCTGTAGAAAGAAAACGAATAGCCAAAGAAGAAATACTTGATATCTACGAGCAGCCTGTTATAGGTGATGGAGAAATTACAAAAGATCATGTGTATGCTATTTGTGTGGATGTAGCAGAAGGCAAGCATATGGATTTATCTGCATTGTCAGTCATAGACATATCTGAGACACCATATAGGCAAGTAGCTAAATATGCCAGCTCTTTTATTTCTCCGGTTCTGTTTCCCACTATCATATATAATACTGCCAAATATTACAACAATGCATATGTATTGATAGAGATTAATAATACTCCACAGATTGCAGAGATTTTACATGGTGAAATGGAATATGAAAACGTGCTGAAGGTTCAAACAGGAAATAAAAAAGCACAACAAATTTCAGCAGGATTTGGTAGAGGAGTTCAACTTGGGGTCAAGATGAGTACCCAAGTAAAAAGAATTGGTTGTACTAACTTAAAAACACTCATTGAAACAGACAAACTAATAGTAAAAGATTTTGATACCATTTCAGAGTTTACCTCATTCATTTCAGATGGAGTAACGTGGAGAGCAGAAGAAGGTAAAACTGATGATATGGTTATGTCATTAGTAATGTTCGCATGGATGACAACTCAGAAGTATTTCAAAGATGTTGTTAACCACGACTTGAGGAAACAACTACAGTTAGAAAAATTAAGTCAGACAGACGAAGAAACATCTCCTGCCGCCTTACTCATAAATGATGGATTAGATGTTCCATTTCTTGTTGAGGGTGGAGATGTTTGGGTTACAGGGAACCAAGGTGAAGTCTATGCTGAATACTTTAGAGAAATAATGAGAAACTGATATATTCTAAATAAAGAGTATAGTTTTATATACCTGCCAAATTCATATATAATAAGGAGAAAAAGATGGCAATTCAGTTATCTCCAGGAGTAAGCGTTACCGAAGTTGATTTAACAACTGTCGTTCCTTCGGTTTCCACATCAACTGGTGCATTTGTTGGAAATTTCGAATGGGGTCCAGCAAGTGTCAGAGTTACAGTAGATAGTGAGAACACTTTGGCTAGTGTTTTCGGTACCCCAAATTCCAATACATATACCTCATTCTTTACCGCAGCAAGCTTTTTAGCATATTCAAATGATCTGCGTGTAGTTCGTGCAATTAGCACCGACACAAGAACTGCTACAGCAAATTCTTCAGCATCAGTTCAGATTGCGAACGAAGATGTTTATGAAACAGAGTATCTACAAGGAAGCAATGCAAATGCGTATGGTGCTTTTGCATCAAGATATGCTGGCGCAGCAGGAAATGCAATTCAAGTAAACGTTTACGATAATGCATCAGCCGCTACATTTGCCTGGTGGTGGAGCTAATGATGAATTCCATGTTGTTGTCACAGACAGCACTGGAGCAATCACTGGTACAAAAGGAAGTGTTCTTGAAGTATTCCCATATGTTTCAAAAGCAATTGATGCAGTAGATGGAAATAATCAAACAACCTATTGGAAAAATGTAATCTTTACAAATTCAAACTTCATCTATGGTATGGATGCTGTTGATTATGCTAATACAAATGCAACATGGGGTGATACAGCAGCAAATACTACATTTGCAAGAACAGCAGCAGTAAATACTACATTAAATCTATCTGGTGGCATAACAGCAGCACTAACAGATGGTGATATTAATGTTGGATATGACCTGTTTACAAATTCTGATGTTGTTGACATATCACTAGTTCTAACTGGAGGTGCAAGTGTTACAGTACAACAGTACGTCATTGATAATGTCGTTACTCCTGCAGGAAGCGTAACAGGTCGTTCTGGAGATTCTGTAGCATTTATTTCTCCAAGATATTCTGATGTTGTAAACCAATCTGGTGGAGAAACTGATAATATTAAAAATTGGTTGGAAACATTAGCTCGTTCAAGCTCTTATACTGTTACAGATTCCGGATGGAAATACATGTACGACAAGTATAATGGTGTGTACCGCTATGTTCCACTAAATGGTGACATTGCAGGATTATGTGCATTTACAGATCAAGTTCGTGATCCATGGTTCTCACCAGCAGGATTCAATCGTGGTGCAATTAAGAATGCTGTTAAGCTGTCTTGGAATCCAAATCAAACACAAAGAGATATTCTATATCCTTTAGGTGTTAACCCAGTGGTTACCTTCCCTGGACAAGGAACAGTTCTCTATGGTGACAAAACATTGCAATCTAAACCATCAGCATTTGATAGAATCAATGTTCGTCGTCTATTCATTACTCTTGAGAAAGCAATTTCTAGAGCAGCAAAGTTCTCGTTGTTTGAATTTAACGATGACTTTACAAGAGCCCAATTTGTAGCACTTGTTGCTCCATTCCTGCGTGATGTACAAGGTCGTCGTGGTATCTATGACTTCCGTGTTGTTTGCGATACAACAAACAACACACCACAAGTTATTGATAACAATCAATTTGTTGGAGATATTTACATCAAGCCTGCTCGTTCTATCAACTTTATCAGACTTAACTTTATTGCAGTTGGAACAGGAGTTCAGTTCACAGAAGTTACTGGTGCTATCTAATAAATAAAAGAACAAGGAGAAAAGAATGGCTTTTAATGTATCAGAGTTCAGAGCAAATATGATTGGGGACGGTGCCCGTCCTAATCTATTTTCTGTGACATTAATCTTTCCAACAATAGCAGCAAATGGTGCCGCAGCAGGATCTAGAGCAACATTTATGGCTAAGTCTGCACAACTGCCTGGCTCTACTGTGGGAACTGTTCCTGTATTTTATTTTGGTCGTGAATTGAAGTTTGCAGGAAACAGAACATTCCCAGATTGGACACTAACTATCATCAATGATGAAGATTTCTCAATCAGAAATTCTTTAGAATCATGGATGAATGCAATCAACAGTCATGCAGGAAACGTTCGTAATGCACAAGCGTCAAATCCAGCAGGTTATACTGTTGATGCTGAAGTTACACAATATGGAAAAACAGGCAATATTCTTAAGAAGTATACATTTGTTGGATTGTTCCCAGTAGATGTAGCTCCAATTGATTTAGATTGGGGATCAAACGATACGATTGAAGAATATACTGCTACTTTTGCATATCAGTGGTGGCAAGCAGATACAACAACTTAATTTGATTTATAATGGAGAGCCTCTGGCTCTCCTCATGTTATTTTGATTTTATAATGCAAGGAGAAACATTTTGGCGCTAAACCTATTTGGCTTTACCATATCAAGACAGAAGGCTGAAGAAGATTCGTTAGTTCAGCAATCATTCGCTCCACCGAGTAGCGATGATGGCGCATTGACGATTACTTCTGCGGCCTATTATGGTACATATGTTGATTTAGATGGTACTGCAAAAAATGAAGTAGAACTAATTTCTCGATTTAGAGAAATGGCTATGCAACCGGAGATTGAATCTGCTATTGATGACATTATCAATGAGTCTATTGTACAAGACGATGATGGTAGGAATGTCAAGTTAATTATGGATGCGTTAAAGCAACCGGAGAAAATTAAAAAAGCAATATTGGAAGAATTTAATACTGTCTTGAGACTACTGAATTATAGTAACATGGCTCAAGATATTTTCAGAAGATATTATATTGATGGTAGATTATTCTATCATATTATTATTGATAGAGAAAATCCTATTGGTGGTATCAAAGAATTACGTTATATTGACCCAAGAAAAATACGCAAGGTTCGTGAATTAAGAAAAAAGAAAGATGAGAGAACTGGCGTAGAAATCATGGCTGTCATTAATGAATATTACATTTATAACGACAAAGCAATTACTGGTACTCAGTCAAACTATGGACCAGTAGGCACAAGAATTACAAAAGACTCCATCGTCAATATTAATTCAGGTTTGATGGATTCTCGTAGAGCAGTTGTTCTCTCATACTTACACAAGGCAATTAAGCCTTTGAATCAGTTGCGTATGATTGAAGATGCAACTGTCATCTATCGTATTTCAAGAGCACCAGAACGTAGAATTTTCTACATTGATGTAGGTAACTTACCAAAACTTAAAGCAGAACAATATCTGCGTGATATCATGGTCAAGTACAAGAATAAACTTGTTTATGATGCCAATACAGGTGAAGTTCGTGATGACCGTAAGTTCCTATCAATGATGGAAGATTTCTGGTTACCTCGTAGAGAAGGTGGCAAAGGAACAGAGATCACCACATTACCTGGTGGTCAAAACCTTGGTGAACTAGAAGATGTAAAATATTTTGAAAAGAAATTATATAAATCACTCAATGTGCCAATTTCTAGATTAGAATCATCTTCCGGTTTCACTATCGGACGTTCATCTGAAATTACCAGAGATGAATTAAAGTTTGCAAAGTTC